GTAAAGCGATCATTGACAAATTCACTGCTACCAATACCACGGCAGGCAATGTCACGATCAGCGTTAACTTGGTCACAAGTGGAGGCACAGCAGGCGTAACCAATCTGATCGTGGACGCCCGAAGCATCGCACCAGATGAGACCTACACATTCCCTGAATTGGTTGGTCAAGCATTGGAGTCTGGTAGTTTTATATCCACGATTGCCAGTGCAGCCACATCATTGACCATTCGTGCCAGTGGGCGTGAAATTACTTAAAGGAGCTAGAAATGAAAGAATTTATGATGATTCCACGGGGCTTTAATGGTCTGCCGATGGAAGAAGAATTTTTAACCAACGCAGAGAATAAAAAGAACTATGCCGTTGCTGTTGCTGATTGGAACTATGGCCCTGAAATGCCAACCAATGAGCCTGGCGCAAATAAGGAGTTCTACGCTGGTTTGGCAGAGGCGATGCAATGCGATGAAAAAGACGCAAGACGCAAGCATTGCTCGAACTGCGAGTATTACGACAATAGTTTCATGACCCAAGTGCGGATTGAGCGCATCCCAATGGCGGCTTATGACAAGGGTGCAGGATTCAGGGGTCACTGCGAAAAGCTGAACTTCATCTGCAACGATATGCGGGTTTGTCAGGCTTGGGAAGACAGAGAATATGAGGATTGACCTTTTTCGAATTTGTGCGAAAATCAAGCCGCTGAGTTCTGGCATCCAGCGGCCTGCCCTAATTAGGAGATGTGCATGGTCACGGTTGGAATTACAGAGCAGCATTTGATGGAGGTCTATTCAGACCCTTACATCACAAAAGTTGGGCATGATAATCGCCCTGCTGCGCCAATCCAACACCCAAATGTTACCTATCTTTCAGCATGGGTTGATGGCAAATTCTCTGGTGCTTTTATGGCTATCAAGCAAAGCGCAGTCGAGTTAGAACTTCATGCCTTGCTTAAAAAATCAGCAATCAAACAATCTCGTGATCTTGGTCTTGCTTGTTTAGCATGGGCATTTGCTCAACCAATCTTACGGGTCACTGCTTACATAATTGAAGGGCTTGAGACTGCAAAGAATTATTGCGTCAAGTTAGGCTTCAAAGTAGAAGGTTGCAGGCGTTGTGCCTGTGTGCAAAATGGTGTTATCAAAGACGTTTATGTGTTGGGCATGACCCGACAGGAATGGAGCGCAGTATGAGTTTTATTGGCGATTTAATTGGTGATGTTTTTGGCGGTATTACTGGCGCAAAGCAAGCTGGACAAGCAGCCGAACGTGCTGGCGCAACTCAAGCAGCAGCAGCAGGGGCTGGCATTGAGGAACAGCGTAGACAGTTTGACAAACTAGTTGAATTAATGTCACCTTATGTTGCCGCTGGTGTGCCAGCCCTGACAGCACAACAAGCATTAGTAGGATTGCAAGGCCCAGAGGCAGAACAAGCCGCATTAGAACGGATTACTGGTGGGTCAACATTTCAGGAACTTGCAAGACAAGGTGAAGAAGCATTGCTTCAACGAGCATCGGCTACTGGTGGTCTGCGTGGCGGAAACATTCAAGGTGCATTGGCTCAGTTTAGACCTCAATTATTGAATCAGTTAATTGAACAGCAATATACTCAACTTGGTGGATTAACCAATATTGGACAAGCATCAGCCGTTCGTCAAGCAGCTGCTGGTCAACAAACTGGATTGAATGTTGCAAACTTGTTGGCTAATCAAGCGGCAGCCACTGCTGGTGGTCAAGTGGCAAGAGGTAATGTTGGAAGACAAACCTTTGGCGATATTCTTGGTGTTGCTAAAACCGTTGCTGCTTTTTAAGGTACTGATATGGCTATCAATCCATTACAATCACCCATTAATTATGCTGGAATGATTCCGCAGGTAAACATTGGTCAGCAATTTGCCGAGTTGGGTCAAGTTTTAGCAGAGCGTCAAAAGCGTACTCAAGCAGAAGAAGTTAAAAAGGCTTATGCGACTGACTTGCAAGCGGTATTAGACAATCCATCTATGAAGGCATTTAATGATTTTTCATTGAAATACCCTCAACAAAGAGAAGCTGTAAAAGATGTTGCAAGTCGATTTACCCAAGAACAACAAGATGCCGAATTTAACATTGGCAGAGACATAGCTGTTTCACTTGAAAACAAAAATCCAGATGCTGCGCTGAATATTCTTAATAAAACAATCGAAGCAAGAAAAAACTCAAATCTGCCCACAACGGTTTACGATCAGATACAACAAATTCTGTCAAATACCGATGACCCAGACCGCATCAAAAAAGCACAAGCGCAAACAAATTTTTCTTTAACTTTGCTTAACCCAGAAAAATTTGGCAAAGTTGTTACATCTTTAGAAAAACAAAGACTTGAGCCAAGTGTATTAAAAGAAGCTATAGCTAAAGCTGACGAAGCGGTCGCTAAAGCAACCACAGCACAAGCCACAGCTACTAATGCTCCAGAGAAAGCAAAAGCTGATGCTGCATTAGCAGCAGCGCAAGCACAAAAAGCACAAGTCGAAGCTGAATTTGCTAGAGCTAAAACTGTATTAGAGGTGCAACAACAAGCTGCAACTTTACGCAAGACTAACGAAGACATCATCATCGCTAAAGAGAACGCACGTATTGCCGCATTAAATGCAGCGATAGCAAGAGAAACAAACGTTATTAAGCGTGAAGAATTACGACAAAAAATTGATGATGCAAAAGAAAAGCGTGATGCGGCTGATAGAGAGCAAAAAGCAACAGTTGCCAATCAATCGGCAGATATTGATAATTTTTTGAATACAGCAGTAAGAATTTTACAAACGCCAAAAGATGTTATCAAATCAGCAACTGGGCCAGTGGCTTCAAGACTGCCAACTTTAAGTGCTGATGTTGCTGACTTTGAAGCACTTGTAGAGGCACTTGGTTCACAAGCATTTATTGCTCAGATTCCAAAAATTAAAGGAACTGGTAGTTTGTCTGAAAAAGAAGGGGATAAATTGCAAGCATCTTTGCAAACTTTAAGCCTTAAACAATCGCCTGCAAGATTAGAAGAAAATGTCAAAGAAGCTGTGCGTTTACTTACAAAAGTACGAGAAAACATAGCCCTTAAATATGGTGTTCAAGCGCCTCCATTAGATGTGCCAGCAAGTGAGTTAAATGTATCGGTAGGCGGCACTACTTACAATTTCCCAACAAAAGCGGCTGCTGATGCTTTTAAAAATTCTGATGCTTACCGCAGAGCCGCAGGGACTAGATAATGGCAACAGAACTTGAAGCACTAGCAAAACAATTGGGCGGCACAGTTCAGTCGTCTGCCGAGCCTTTTCGTGTAGAAATAGCAGGTGGTGCACCCATCTTTGCCGAAAGTCCAAAAGCAAGCACGATTACACCGCCATCAGGCTTTCAATTGTTGTCAGTAAAACAAGCTGATGTAAAACCATCAGGTTCTTACTATGATGAGACATTGAATGCATGGTTTGCACCTACAGGCCAAGCAGTAGCACAACCCGCTAAAACAGAAGACCTTGCGGCACTTGCAACTCAATTGGGTGGAACTGTTGCAGTGCCAGCAACAACTGCAACTGGACTTGCTGGTGCAGCCACAAGGGGTTTAGCTCTACCTGCGGCTGGTGCGGCTTTAGGTGCTGCAATGGGTGCTCCATTCGCTGGTGTTGGTGCGATACCAGGCGCTATTGCAGGGGCTGGAGCGGCTACCCTTGCAGGACTGATTGGCGATCCAATTGTTGGTTCAATCAACAGCATATTTGGCACAAAATATACTTTGCCCACTGATGCGATGGAAGACTTGCTAACCCGTGTTGGCGTGGCTGAACCTCGCACTGCGGCAGAACGCATTATGCAAACGACAGCGGCTGGTGCAAGTGGTGGACTTGGTGGTGTTGCTGTGGGTAAAGCCGTAGAAGCTGCTGCAACAAGTCCAGTTACCCGTGAAGTAGGCAGATTGCTGGCAACAACACCAGCACTTCAAGCAATTAGTGGTGGTACTGCGGCTGGCGCTGGTGGTCTTGCGAAAGAGGCTGGTGCTGGCACTGCTGGACAGATTGCCGCAACT